ACGCAGTCAAAATGTTAAATTATGCAAACAAAAATACACTACTTGTTCTCATCTCACAACAACGAAATCAGTTTGGATCTATGCATGCTTCGCACATCCCCACGGGCGGAATGGCAGTCAAGTTCTTCTCTACCACTGTCATTAAACTCTGGTCGTCTGAAGCTGAGGCTAATGCTATTAAAGCTGGCGTTAAAGTTGGCGACAAAATTATCGAACAAAGAGTCGGAAGACCAGTTAACTGGATTGTTGATTACAGCAAAGTCTCACCCCCTAATCTTTCGGGACAGTACGACTTCTACTACCAGGGAGAGGTTCTTGGTGTAGATCGTGTCGGAGAAATACTTGATGTTGCAGAAATGTGCGGAGTCGTGGAAAAAGGTGGTGCTTGGTACACCGTGGATGGGGAACGGCTCCAGGGACGTGCTAAAGCAGTGCAATTCCTTCGTGATAATCCAGAAGTAGTTAATAAGTTATCAGGAGAGATTGATGCCAAATCTTAATGAATTTTTTCATAAACCAGAGATAATCCATAAAGCGGAACTTGAAAAAATACATGGCTTAAAGCCATGTTCAAAATGTGACGGTGATGCTGAAGAAGCTTTTTGGGATCCTACCACATTGATTCTTGCTTGGGAATGTCCTAATGGACATGCAAATCAAGTAAAGGTTAATTAATGTCGGAAAGATCAGAAGCTAAACGTGATGGAGCAAAACAACAAAAAAATAGTGGACGTGGTGATTATCAGAAGGGTGACGCTACATGGAAATCTTTCGTGGTGGATTATAAAGAATACGAAAAATCAATCTCTATTTCGCAAAGTATTTGGGCTAAGGTTTGTACAGACACTTTTAAGGTTAGCAGGGATAAATATCCTGTACTCAAACTCATCCTTGGCAAAGACAATAGCAAGACGAGGCTTGCAGTAATTGAATGGTCATTACTGGAACAATTAGTAGAAAAGTGGGAAGAATGAAAGAAATATTATTAACAACATTAACTGGTGCAGGAGTAGGTGCAGTATTTGCACTATTTAAACTTCCAGTTCCAGCCCCACCAGTATTTGCAGGAGTAATGGGAATTGTGGGACTATGGCTCGGCTATGGTTTGATTGGTAAAATTCTATGAGCGACAAAAATACCTTAGAACTAATTAGTGACATTACTGAATTTAATGATCTTCATGAGTTTATGCAAGACGAACACTTAGATAAAACATTAGCAATTGTAGTTAAGCTTTTAATGAATCCAGATGTTCCAGCAGCAAAAGCTCCTAATTTAATTATAGAGTTACAGGCAATGTCAACAAAATTTTCTATGCTTGCAGCCGTATATTCTACTATTGCTAAAGATAAAGCAGGAACTGTTAATAACAATAAAAAGAATGTATATTATTCAGCAAAGGAGTCAATCGATAAACTTGTGGATGCACTCAAGTATGTCGTAAGATATAATGGCTAGAGAAATAGTTAAGAACCTTAAATTTAAAAAGCATGAAGGTAATTTTGATGTAAAAGAATTTGCTAAGATGCTCGACGAAGCCTACCTTGCAACAAAGCGGGCAGACGGAGATATGCAGAAGTATTCATTCAGCCCAAGCAGTTTTGGATATGGTCAGGGCAATTGTCCACGTTATTGGTATATGGCATTTAGCGGTGCTTACTTTATTGATAGCAATGATGCACAGGCTGTTGCCAATATGGCACATGGAACTCAGGCCCATGAAAGAATTCAAGGAATGATTGAAAAAATGGGCGGACCAATAACAGATGTTGAAACAGAAATAGAAATTAAAAACGAATATCCACCAATCCGTGGCTTTATAGACCTAGTATTTAAATGGGATAATCATCCAGTTATAGGTGAAATTAAAACGGCAAAACAGGAAGTTTGGGATACACGGCAGGCAGAAATGTCTCCATCAGCAAACCATCTCCTACAGCTTTTAACTTATATGAAACTTAAAGAAATTGATGAGGCATTTTTCTTATACGAGAATAAAAATACGCAAGAGCTGCTTTTAATCCCAGTCCAAATGACTGCTAGAAATAAAGAGATCATAGAGGGATTATTTTTATGGTTATGCAAAGTTTATGATAATTTTAAGAATGGAGATGTTCCAGAAAGACCGTTTTTAAAAACATCATACTCTTGTAAAAACTGTCCAGTTAAAAAAGAATGTTGGTCAGGAGAGCCTGGCACAATTGAAATTAAAGCTTATGAGGTTCCAAAAATATGAGAGATAAAGCTATATTCTTTACAGCATACAATAGAATACAGTATTTAATTCCAACATTAGAGCAATGGAAAAAGGTAGAAGATATAAGCCTTTATGATATTTATTTTAAAGTAGAGCCGTCAGAAATAGTTGAAACAGTTATGGATCAGATTCATAAATTTAAAAATGATGTAAATACTGATGTTTATATAATTTTAAATCATGAAATTCAAGGCTGTGCTAGAAATACATGGAACGGTTTTAATGAATTGTTTGATAAATATAATTTTGTTATTTTAACAGAAGATGATATTCTTCCATCTTCTGATGTTTGCAAATATTTTAATTTTCTAGAAAGAAAATATCGTGATGATAATAGTGTAGCAGTAATTTCTGCTAATTATGAATTTGAAGGATATAGCCCATATTCTGTTTCTAAGGTAGACATATTTAGAGGACAAATTTGGGGAACATGGAAAAATCGTTGGGAAAATTATATTAAAGATACATGGGATTTTGATTATTCAACTAGCGAAAATAATGGTCCATCTGGTTGGGATTGGAACTTAACGCTTAGAGTATTGCCAAAAAATAATTTAAAAACTATTGTTCCACATTCATCAAGATCGCAACATATAGGTGTAGTTGGATTACACTGTGATCAAGAAATTTTTGATTCAACTCAAATGAAATCGTTTAAACCAGAGAGAGCATGGAAAGATTTGGTAGAAGTATGATTTGTGCAAATAAAGAATGTGCAAAAAATTTTGAGCCAAAAACTCATAATCAAAAATATTGTTCTGATGATTGCTGTAGGGTTGCAACAAATAAAAGAATCATGGAAAAGTATTATGAGAAAAAAGCAATTAGAAGTGGAGCAATTAGAGTCTGTAAGGTTTGTAAAACTCAATTGAGCAGATACAATGATACTAATATATGTGTTATTTGTAATAAAAAAATGCAAAAAGATTTAACAAACAAATCAAATATATTAAGGATGATAAATGAAATTAGCTGAATTGGTTAAAACAAAAGCTCACAGGGTATTGGGAATTGATGCTTCTACAAACTCAGTTGCATTTTGTTTAATGGAAAATAATAAACCAATTCGCTGGGGGAAAATAGAATTTTCTGGAGCAGATATATATGAAAAAATATATGACGCTAAGGTAAAGATGCATGCTATGCTTCCACAACTTAAATCAGATTATATTGTTGTTGAAGGGGCCGTATTTGTAAAATCAGCAGATGCGGTAATTAAATTATCATATGTATATGGTGTAATTATTGCTGAGCTTATGTCTACTGGAGCAAAGGTTATGACAATATCTCCGACTTCTTGGCAAGCACATATTGGAAATAAAAATCCAACTAAAATGGAAAAAGATAAAATTAAATTTGAAAATCCAGGACACGCAGAGTCTTGGTATAAATCTAAATTAAGAGAAATGAGAAAGCAAAGAACTGTAGATTACTTTAATAATAAATATAATTTACAGCTAGATGATTTTGATGTGGCAGATGCATTCGGCATTGCCCACTATTCAAATACAGTATTGACGGAGAGATAATGCCACATTCAGACGGAGCAAATAAAGGCTGGGTTTTAGAAAAGATAAAAGAAATTAATCCAAGATCAATTCTAGATGTTGGTACTGGAAGCGGTATCCTAGAAGAAATAATTAGAGAAAATTTTGGGCATTCAATTAAATTAGATGGTCTTGAAGCATGGAAGCCATATATTGAAGAATTTAACTTGACAGAAAGATACGACAATTTATATAATGTAGACGCAAGGACTTGGTATGATTGGGATTATGATCTAGTAATGTTTGGGGATGTTCTAGAACATATGATTGAGTCGGAATCTAGTGATTTATGGAATAGAGTTTCTAAAATGGCTGGATATGCCATTATTACAATTCCAATTATTCATTATCCACAAGGTGCAAGTTTTGGGAACCCATTTGAAATTCATCATGAAGATCATTGGAATACAGAAAGAATACTTAATACATTTCCTGGAATTACGGAATACCAGGAATTTGAAATTACTGGTGCATATTTAGCGAGGTTTAAAGATGAAGCTTTATCAGAGTCAAACATGGTTATATAGGCGCTATGTTGTTCAAAAAAAGACTGTAACAGAAATTGCAGCTGAATGTGGGGTCTCTGCTATGACCATACAGAGATATTTAGAAAAGTTTGGAATGATTAAAAAATGAGTTTAGAACCAGTGTTTCCAGATTCAAGAGATTTTAGATGTGAAGAACTATATTTGCTGACAGTTGGAACAGAAGCAGGTAAAGAAATTTGGACAACTTGTCATGAAATTGCACACATGCTTATTAAAAAGAATATTGCTTATGGAAATTCAGCCCTAGACCCTGTGCGTATATTTTCAAAGGCGGGACCAAGAGAACAACTACATGTCCGCATTGATGATAAATTAAATAGATTAATGAAGGGCACAGAATATCCTGGAGACAACGATATTGATGATTTAATTGGGTATTTAGTTTTGCTCAAAATAGCCAAATCTCAATCCTAGTCAACTAAAATATGGTATAATTTAAATATATGGAAATTGAACTAGCGGATCATTATGACCGCATGAATAAAGTTGTAGAGGAATTACTTAAGGGTAATAGTCCTACCCAGATTGCCGCTTTAACGGGTTTTAAACGAGCAGAGGTCATAGAGTATATAGATCAGTGGAAACAGGTCGTTAGAAGCGATTCTGGAGCCCGTGAAAGGGCAAAGGAAGCCATCTCTGGGGCAGACCAACACTACGCTATGCTTATTAAAGAGGCTTGGAAGACCGTAGAAGACGCAGATCAATCAGGTCAATTAAATATTAAGGCTACAGCTTTAAAACTAATTGCAGATATTGAGGGTAAGCGTATTGGGATGCTCCAAGAAGTTGGGCTTTTAGATAATGCAGAACTTGCAACACAGTTGGCAGAAACTGAGCGTAAACAGGATATTCTTGTAAAGATTCTTAAAGAAGTAACGGCGACATGCCCTAAGTGTAAAATGGAAGTTGCTAAACGCTTATCTCAAATAACTGGGATTGTTGAACCAGTAGAAATAATTGAGGAAGTAAGTGGATCTTAATTTTAATGATCTTATTGATATCCTCGACGGTGAAGAATTTGATGAAAGGCCTGTCGATTTAAAAACATTTGTGACGCATCCAGATTATCTTGGACTGCCACCACTTTCTGAATATCAATATACATTAATTGAAAAAGGTTCTCAGATATATAAAGAATCTACTTTAATTAAACTTTTTGGAGAAGTAGAAGGACAACGAAGATATAAACAAACCTGCACAGAAATTATTGCTCAATTGGGCAAGGGTTCGGGAAAAGACTACACCTCTACTATTTCTGTATCATATATAGTTTATTTACTATTGTGCCTAAAAGATCCAGCAACATATTACGGTAAACCACCTGGGGATACAATTGATATTATTAATATTGCAGTTAATGCACAACAAGCTAACAATGTTTTTTTTAAAGGTTTAAAAACTCGTATCGAAAGAAGCCCATGGTTTATAGGTAAATATGAATCAAAGGCTTCTGAAATTAGATTTAATAAAAATGTAAACGTATATTCAGGTCACTCAGAAAGAGAAGCATTCGAAGGATATAACGTCATTGCCGTAATCCTTGACGAAATTTCTGGTTTTGCAACAGAGAATACAACTGGTCATGATCAAGCAAAAACGGCAGATGCTATATACGATATGTATCGTGGATCTGTTATTTCTCGTTTCCCAGACTATGGGAAGATTATCCTGCTTTCATTTCCTCGTTTTAAAAATGACCCTATACAAAAGTTTTATGATTCAGTTATTGCAGAGAAAGAAACTATAATTCAATCTAAAGTATTGAAAATGGATTCAGATTTACCAGATGGAACAGAAGGCAATGAAATAGAAGTTCAATGGGAAGAAGACCATATAATTTCCTATAATATTCCTAAAGTATATGCCCTTAAAAGACCTACGTGGGATGTAAATCCAACTAAAAAAATTGAAGATTTTAAGATTGAGTTTTATAAAAATATGCCAGACGCCCTTAGTCGTTTTGCCTGCATGCCACCAGAAGCAATTGATGCATTCTTTAAGTCTCGTGAAAAAATTGAAAAGGCATTTAGCAATATGGCATTAGCGGTAGATGGGTTTGGTAGATTAGAATCTTGGTTTGCCCCAGATCCAGACAAAGAATATTTTTTGCACGTAGACCTGGCACAGAAACATGACCATTGTGCTGTGGCTATGGCACATGTGCAAAAATGGGTTAATGTAAAAGTAACAGATACTTATTCTCAACCAGCTCCAATTGTAGAAGTAGATGCAGTAAGATATTGGACTCCAACCTCAGAGAAATCTGTAGACTTTACTGAGGTTAAAGATTATATTCTAGGATTGCGTTCTGCTGGATTTAAAATTCGTGTTTGCACATTTGATAGATGGAATTCTCATGACATGATGCAACAGTTAAAACAATATGGAATAAACACAGAAACACTATCTGTTGCTAAAAAACATTATGATGACATGGCTATGGTTGTTTTAGAAGAACGTGTAACTGGACCACATATACCATTACTAATAGATGAATTATTACAACTTAAAATTATGCGGGATAAAGTAGATCACCCTAGAAAAGGTTCTAAAGACTTAGCTGACGCTGTTTGCGGATCAATATATAATGCTATCAGTAGAACTAAACCAGATAATAATTCAGAAATTCAAATACATGATTATGAATCAATGGAATATGAAAAGCCACAAGAAGAAGAAATAAGTTTAAATATTATTAGAGCCCCTAGAATGCCTAAAGAATTGGCGGATATGATAGAAGGAATGGAAATAGTATGAGCATATATCAAGATAAAGCTAAAGAATGTAAGTGTTGTGGAAAACATGTCCCATTGCCTACAGTATTAAAAGAATACAACGAGACGGTACTTTGCCCTACTACGTTTGCCAATGTATTAGAATATAAACGAATATGGAAGGCATCTGGAAAAAGACCTGCTGGAAATATAAGAAAACATTTTTCTGAATATGTACAACAATTAGTAGAAGAAACCATTGACAAAAATGAGGATGGCACAATATAATATACCAATTGGCAACAGTAGCCAAGTTGGTTAAGGCCCCGAACTCATAATTCGGTTATTCGTAGGTTCAAGTCCTACCTGTTGCACGGCTGGGAGTATAATAGTAGTATGGATGAGGAAAGAGAAGACGATATGAAGCTTGAACACTACCTTGAAATAGGTGCGGTAACTATAGAGGGCGTAGACGAAAATGGCGAGATCATCTTTGCGATTAATGAAATTGCTAAAGATATAGCTCCAGAATTATGGGAAGCGCATATCAAACATGTTGATGAATCTCTTTTAAAACTGTATGAAGAAGGATTTATGGAAGTTGAGTATGATGAAAATTTAGAGGCAACTTTTAATTTAAGTCCAGAAGGACAAATTTTAGCAAAACAAATGGGATTGATTGAAATGGATTTTCCTGAAATCCCAAATGATTAGGAGACATAATGGATAAAATAATTGTAATGCTTCGCCAGTATCTTGCGAACTCTGTTGTTTTTTCAAACACAGCACATGGGTTTCATTGGAATGTAGAAGGACCTTTATTTACTGAATACCATGAATTTTTTGGAGAAGTATACGAAGATGTTAATGGAACAATAGATACAATTGCAGAATGGATGAGAAAATTTAATGAAAAGTCACCATATACATTAGATCAATTCATTCAGAGTCAAAATTTTGGAGATGTATTTACAGAATCAAATTCTCCAAT